TTGAAAGAAGTGGAAATAGATGATATCAAGCCATTGACCGTATTCATAGGCAAGTCAGCCGGTGGTAAGAGTATAATTATGAAAGTAATAGTACTTATGCGTTACATCTACAAAATGGTAAATATCCGTTCGTATTTGAAAAATGCGAAAATCACCCGTTCTCCATTCAAGCTCCGTTTCAACTCACTGCTACATGATGGACTGAAGGGAATGATAACAGCACAGACCGAAATATATTACACCGTGGAAATTAATGGGAACAAATATACCCTGAAATATACCAACAGAGGTCTGCAGTTTGACATTAACATACCGGACAAGGACTTGATATTCTTCAAAGAAGCTTATGTTTCCGGAATGAGAAGCCTGATTCCTATATGGGCATCCAAAGCAGTCTCAGTAAAGGGAGAAAACCTGGGCTTCTTCTTTCACGAAACCTTCAATGACTTCAATGATGCTACGGATGTCATTAAAGAACAGAAGCTGGAGTATCTGAATCTGAAAATGAAAGTCCGTAAATCAGGCAACAGACCTAAACTATTTACCATTGAATCTTTGCAGAATGATGCTGTACCGATAGAACTGAGATACGCATCTTCCGGTATCCAGACATCAGCTCCATTGGTTGCAATTGTTCATTACTTCGCCCAAGAGTTCTCATTCAAGGACGCTTTCCAACGTTCTGTATTGAACTATCTGTACAAACAGGACCTGCTTACAAAATTCACTCCGGGAATCAACCGGAACAAATTGGGAAAGTATGTCCATATCCATATAGAAGAAGTCGAACTTAGTCTTGCTCCGGAAGATCAAAGAGCCTTTATGAGCAACCTAGTAGAAGAGGTATTCCATAAAAACAAAAAAGACCGCAAACTAGGACTGATGGTATCGACCCACAGCCCTTATATAGTCAATCATCTGAATGTACTGCTGCGTGCCGGATATTTTGAAAAGGCAAGGGAAAACTACCCTTTCCTGGAGAAGGACGACATTGCCGTATATCGTGTAAATGAAGGAAAAATCATTTCACTGATGGCTACAGACAACGATACGGGAGAATATGTAATCAACGCACTTGATATGTCCGATACTATGGAGAGGATATTCGAGGAATATGAGAGTATGGAGGAATAAGGGATTAACAGCACACTGATTGACTTTCTTTAAAAAAGTGCAATCCTCACTTTAAGTCCGGATATTATAAATCAGCTCAGCAGAAAGAAGTCTCATATAAAGAAATCAGCAAAAAACAGGTGTTAGCAAAGACTCGGATTCAACGTTAGTTTGCATACTTTGCTTTATCATATGAAACTTAATAAGGATACGTTATAGAAGATATTCCAATAAAATCCAGCCAAGTCCAACAAACCGATATCAGAAGAAAGAGAGGTGGCTGTCTCAAAATAAATTTGAGATGGCCTCTTTTTTCTTTTTAACACTTTCCATTTGAAACTTGTTACAACCAGTTTTAAAGGGTAAATTTGGCTCAAATATCGTTCCTGTCCCTAAATTTTGCGACCAAATGGCAATGGGAAAATGACATATATGGCATCTCATGCAAAAACTGCAAAAGTGATAAATATGCGCCCGTTGACATGTTGGACACCTCATGAAAATTCCTGCAAATACCTGAAAATTGCTGCAAAGGAAATTTGAGAAATAAGTTCCATATCACGTATTAATTTCTCTCCCTCCATTCTACACTCGTCATAAAGTTCTTTTAGCAAATGATAGTTTGTTGTAGTTCTTGTCACTCTCATGTCGCCTTTATGACGAATAACATAAACATATCCTTTGTTTTCCAGTTCATCGATATAATCCAATATTTCATTATAGCCGATATAACGCATCACCAGCTGGTGTCTCAGTTTGGGGTACTTATGTAGAAGGAACTTCGGCAAATAGAATTTCTTGTTTGGCTTCCTGTATTCTTTGGGCTTTGTAAGAATTACCACATTGTTTAAAAAGCCATCTTCCCTAGCACGACATACTGGTATAGAATCGCATACACCTCCATCCAACATAGGGATACCGTCTATATATTTTTCAGGACATAAAATGGTGAGTGAACAGGATGCCTGACATATATCCAATAGGCGTTCTTTATTTGTCCGTTCTTCAAAACACTCAGATTCACCGGTAATACATACTGGTTACTATAACAAATCTGTCTTTAGAATTCTTGATTGCTTCAAAATCCAAAGGCATATATTTCTCAGGATAATCTTTTATGAGATATTGAAGATTTATATAACCTTTATAATTTCATAGAGTATCCTCATATTGGCTTTTTCATTGCCTTTTCTGTCTTTCATTTTTTCAAGCCATCTTCCTAAAACGCCTATCTGCCAATAACTTTGCTACATTTTTCTGTTTATCACTTTTTATTCGTACTTTTGTATTATAAAACAAAAGGATGGCCACAAACGAAAAAACCCGTTCTTGATGAACGGGTATATCCTTAACTTGGTTACGTGTTTTGACAACAGAGGCTTTACCAAGCATTACGATACAAAGGTACGACTTTTATTTGAATATGCAAAATGAAATATAAAAAAGTAGTCAGATTATATTCCAATTCGAGGGTCGCCAAATATTACAGGGCGACCAACCGCAACAAAAACAAGGCAGTCATGCTCTATTTTGCCAACATGAAAATAGCACAAGCGTTTCATCCGTTACTGTCTTCATTTGAAGTTATATTACGTAACCAACTGCATTATGCGCTGGCACACCATTTTTCCGATGGTAACTGGATTATCAACCAGAAAACCGGATTCATGATTGCTCCTTCTCTGACATATACGAACAAGCGGACAAAGAAAAAAGTTACCAATGACTATATATTGAAAGAGGTTCTGAAAGCAGAAAAGAAAATTGCCGATCGGGGTGTCAGGGTTACGACTGGGAGAGTAATAGCTGAACAGACCCTGGGCTTCTGGAATAGCTTTTATGAAACACACCACTATGCGCTTTTGGCTGGTGTACCCTGCCGGATTTTCAAGAAACTGCCTCCCGGATTCGGACGTAAGGAGATTAACGATATTATAGTACAAGTTCGTGAACTGCGTAACCGCATCAATCATAATGAGCCGATATGTTTTGTAAACAGAAAATGTGATTTTTCTTATGTGAAGGGTATGTATACGATAATCAGTAATTTTCTTACATGGATAGACCCTGAGATTATGCCTTCACTAAAAGAGGTAGATAAGGTATGCAAAATCATAGAAAAAGAAGAAAATAAACAAAAACAATGACTATGTAAAAGAACCATTTCTAAGTGTAGATACTAATTGAAAAGTGCGCCAATATTCCAGTTGAAAATTGCGCCACCATAGGATAAGTATAATGACCTTTGTATAATCCAAATGCAAAGGTAAAATGAAGACTATGGTAGAAAGACAATCAATAATACACATGTATAGAGTATGCGGTTATAGCAAACGGCGTATCTCTCGTGAACTTCATGTCAGCCGTCATACCGTTGACAATATTCTTTCAAAGTACGAATCAGCCATCCGCACGGACAATCCAGAAGAGGCTTTGAGTGATTTGCTTACCATCCAGCCCAGGTATGACAGTTCCAGACGCCGTCCTCGCCGGCTCACACAAGAGATTAAGGATAAGATAGGATTTTGCCTGAAGAAGAATGCCGTTAAGATAGCTACCGGACTTCGCAAACAGCGCATGTTGAAAAAGGATATCCACCAGTTTCTGTTATCTCAAGGATACACCATCAGTTACGCCACAGTATGCAGTTATATAAAAAATATAGAGTCATACAAAGAGAAGAAAAAGAGCGAAACCTTTATCCGGTTGTTCTATGAGCCTGGATGCATTGCCGAGTTTGACTGGGGTGAAGTTCTTCTTTTTATTGACGGCGTCAAAACCAAGTTTTATCTGGCCGTATTCACTTTCGGGCATAGCAATGGCAGATACGCCTATCTTTTCAGGCATCAGAATACGCTTGCCTTCATGGAATCCCACCGTAACTTTTTCAGGGATATACATGGTGTCCCCGCCATGATGGTCTATGACAATATGCGTGTAGCCGTCAAGAGCTTTGTCGGTGGTGATAAGAAACCTACAGAAGCTTTGATGAAGATGTCCGGTTTCTATTGTTTTGAGTACCGTTTCTGTAATGTACGGGCCGGATGGGAGAAAGGACATGTAGAGCGCAGCGTGGAATATGTCAGAAGGAAAGCTTTCTGCCTGACAGACCATTTTGGTGATATACATTCTGCCCAGGAGCATTTAAACCGGGTATGTATGCAGGTCAACAACGAGCAAGGCAGTCTTTCAACAGCGGAGAAAACATCACGTCTGGAAGCTGACCTGTCATCGCTGAAGCCTTTTCCCGGTAATCTGGGCTGTTTTGAGGTCTATGAGTACATTGTGGATAAATGGTCAACTATCAGCATGAAAAATGTCCATTATTCCGTACCTGATTCTCTTGTGGGAGAAAAAGTACATGTCAAGGTTTATAGTGAAAAAATCGTCATCCTGTACGGGAAGGAGAAAGTGGCCTCTCATCAACGCAGTTATTGCGGTGGAGACTGGTGCATCAAGCTGGAGCACTATTTGCGTACACTTTCCCGTAAACCGGGGGCATTGCCCCACTCTGTGGTTTGGCAAAGAGCACCGGAAGAACTGAGAAGGCTGTATGACATCCATTTCAAGGAGGACAACAGGACGTTTGTTCTGTTGCTGGACTATGCCCGAAAAAATGGATTTTCCGGAACGGACATTGTCACGGCATGCAAGGAGCTGACCGGACGTGGTGTCAGAAAGATATCTCCGGACCAGGTAAAGGCCATGCTGCATGGTAGCGTACAGGGAGAGACAGAAGAAACCATGGAACCGCCTGTTCTCCCGGCACAACAGGAGAATATAGAAAGAGAAGCTGTGGATATGCTTGAAGGCATCACGGCGCTCATGACAGGATACAATGAAGTGCATGATATAATACCAACCATTTAAGTTTATAATATATGAAATCAGAAAAAGAAACCATTTATGACTATGCTGCAGAACTGAAGCTTCTGGCCTTTAAAGAGGAACTGGAATGCACCCTTTCATTGGCAGCTGAAGAAAACTGGAACCATCTGCAGTTCTTGACGGAATTGCTTGGAAAGGAAAGCGCCAGGAGAAGGGAGTGTAGAAGAAGATCAAGGATAAGATCTGCGGGATTTCCACAAATGAAGTATCTGCATGAGCTTGTTATGGAAGACATGCCCAAAGAGGCACAGGTAATATTACCTGAATTGGAGACACTGGACTTCATCAGACAGGGAAGAAACCTGGTCCTGTATGGAAATCCGGGAACGGGAAAGACGCATATTGCTACGGCTTTAGGAATAAAGGCCTGCCAACAGGACTTTACCGTATTGTTTACTTCAGTGCCGGTCCTGCTTACCCAGATAAGGGAGGCTAAATCAGCAAAGACACTGAGGACGCTACAATTAAGGTTTGAAAAATACGATCTGGTCATCTGTGATGAGTTCGGATATGTCAGTTGTGACAAGGAAGGAGGAGAACTGCTTTTTAACCACCTGTCGTTAAGAGCCGGAAAAAAGGCTACAATCATTACTACTAATTTGGCTTTTAACAGATGGAATGAAATCATAAAGGACAAGGTGCTTGTGGCGGCAATGGTTGACAGGCTTACACATAAAGCTTATCTGGTTAATATGACCGGACTGTCTTATAGGCTTAAGGAAACACAAAAAATGAGACAAGATAAATGAATATTTTAAACTTATAGTAATTTTGTAACAAGTTATGGATGGAGCTCTTTTCAATTAGAATACAGCGCACTTTTCAATTAGTATCTACAGTCTACGCAAATAGCCGGTCTGTTTCTTAATGCCCGTATAAAAGCCCAAATAAACCGTACTCTTTGACGTATCATCCTCATAATTATTATTCTTGATATAATCTTCAATACCCTGAGAAGAGGTGCTCTCCTCTACATTCTCATCCGAAGCTGTCAAGTCACCGGCACTATCCAAAACCGGAACAATACGCAATACATTTGCATAGGTCACACGCCCATCCAGTTGTACCGTAGTCTGTTTAATCGGTACTGCCCCATGCCGTACCGGTATCATCTCCAATGTAACGAAATCCCGGCTGGCATCATAGACCAAATCCGCATATTCATTGACTGGACATCCCCGATATAAGGTATGCGGCTTTCCGCCTATATCCTCCTTCTCAAAGGAAGTCCTGATGTATTCTATCCCTGTGCTGGTATTCGTAACCAGCTCCATACCATTTGACTTATTAGCAAAGAAATCATGTACCGCAGCTATTCCGACCACATTTTTTCTTTCCGCCATCTCCATCAATGTGTCCGGCAATCTCCTTTTTTTGTAATACTCACTATCCGGCAAATCATATTTCACATTCCTGATGCCGATATTCACTTCTTCCTCCTCGTCTTCCGTTTCCTCGACGTACTCGTCCTTCACAGAAGACAAATAGGCTACCGGCGGAGCTACGTAATAATTTGCGGAAAGCATTATCCTGACGCTCTTTTTCCGGCTATCTATAATAAAGAGGATACCATACAGTTTTTCAACTTCTTCCAAAAACTCCTTCACAGTCCAGCCGGGAAACATCTTGGCGTATTCCGTTATCTGTTGGGCATGGATAATCAACTGGTATTTCCAGGGTGTATCGGTAAACTGGTTCTCTACAATCTGATAGCCAAGTGCCTGTATCATCTTCTCCATGACAGTCGCCATATAGGGCATCGGAATATATATACCGTCTGCAACCTCTTTAAAAGAGAGTTCCGTGTACACCCCTGCCTTTTCCCCGGATTTTTGTTCTGTAAGATAATATTCGAGTTCGAACGGATTAATCATGGTTTCTCCGGCCAACACGGGCGGAAGATTATATTCCACTTCCGGATACATCTTATCCAGTAACCTATTCTTACGTCCGGCAGACGGCATGGGAGCACTACCCATATCCAAAGAAGAAACCAGCTTGTCAGAACCGATAAAATAGTTGAGTTCCGAGTTCCCCGATGCTATCTGTATGGAAACGCTCTTCTCCGTCCATCCCGTAATCACTTCAGTACCGTCACAGAACACACGGTTGTCCGCTATCAGTACAGCCCTCCGTTTGGTCTTTACTTCCTTTATGGAGTTAAGCCTATGTAAATGATTATACAACCGGGCATTAACGGCATTGGTTAAAGCCAGTTCTATATCATAGGTATATTCCCCATTCTTGGTAAAGAACGGATTTTCACGCTTCACCTGTATCTCAACAGCCGCGGGCAACACTACCGATACCCCATCTATAAACAACTCAGTCATATCAATCTACCAGTTTCAGGCCAATACTCAGCCCATTAAACCCACCAAAAACATCATACTCCCATTCGGTCAGCATTCCATCTGCCGGACTCAACTCGCCACATACGAAGTCCATTGCCAGCAATTCTTTCTTTACCAGTTCCATAATACGTTGCAACAGCGCATAATGCTGCAACTCTTCCTCATCCATTTCTTCCCCTGCAGGAACTTTCTCCAGCAGAAACAATAGTATCTGGTTGGATTCCTGATGGCAATCCATCCCGCCTTTCAACTCCGCATCCGGGAAATTACCACATAGCCAGATACCCTCCGCATCCTTCAGCTTCTTCTGCAAATGCCCTTCCCGAACTGCCAGTTTAATCCCCTCAATCGGTTTTTCCGACCTGACATTGACACGCTGCCTGATTTCCAGCAGCATCTCCCTGTATCTTACAATATCAATCATAGCCTATCAAATTATTCTGCTCCGGATCAGCCAGCCGGAAGCTGAACTCCACTGTTTTCAAAACACTCTTGCGAAATTCCCGTTCAAACTTCTGTTTGGTTATCACAATCGGCAACCACTCATTATTAACAAGAATGCCAGCTTCCTGACAATTAAGCAGGTTATGCCACAGCTTATAATCGCTTTGGAAGAATATACGCCCGCTGTTAACCGTATATTCATCCGTAACCTTAACACCGAACTTTCGGTCTACCCCATACATGGCAGCCATATCACTTTCATTATTTCCTGCCATTTTCAGGCCACCGGTAGCAGTCAGTGTCTCCGGCATATCATATACGTTTTTAAAGCGGAAGCACCATGCTTCAGCATAGCGTGTCCGGTCTATGACAAACAGCAGGGAACCGCCTGATACCTCCACTTTGTATTGAAGAATGTCCGGCTTCTCAAACAGAGAGGAAACGACATCCGGACTCGTATCGAACGTATAAACCCCATCATCGTAACTGCCGGCAGCTACGAAACGGTTTTCCTCTGTTCCGTCATCCCAATAGGCTGTCACATTCATCCCTTTCTTTCCGGACGCATCGACCGGGAAACCGCTTACATATTCCTTTGCTCCAGGATACGTCACTTTCCGGTTTACCTCACTCAAACAGCCCGGAGCTTCCGCATCTTTCCGGGTGACCAAACGGCTGAACATGACAAAACAAGTCATATCCTCCACTCCATTGATAAGAAACGTGAAGTCTCCTGCCGCATCTGTCTGGGCCGTATTCTCCCCGGCACACCATACTCCCCACAAAGCGAGTTCACAGAACTTGCCCAATCCACGGGTACGCACCTTAAAATCGGCATCCGGGGAATATTCCTCTTCCAAAACAGTCTTCCCGCCATACCTCACGGAAAAGGTTATAGTACTGTCCGTATCAATAATGTACTCACGCATGGTCGCGCAGAACTCCCTTGGCTTAGGTCTCTGTATCACATTCATAACCGGCAGTATTTATTCCGTTCATCATTTTTAGGAAGCAGGTCATATACCGGAATTATCCCGTCACGTACCCGCTTCATTTCATCCAACCAAACAGCTGCATCGTCCTCCATCCATTCCGCTACCCGTACAATATCATCCGTATCGGCTATCCGGCTGTCCGCCATTCCGTTTTTGGCCATATAGCCGCGTATCACCCCACTGGGAAATATACGGAGTGGAAGACGACGCAAAGCTGCCGCCATGGCAAACAGTGCAACAGCCATACATGCCGCATAATGTACATCACTCTCCGGAACCGCTTTCTCTGCCAGCAGTTCATCCCATCCGTCACCATAGGCACGTTCCACTTTCAACCGCTGAGCTTCACGAATGAACGGTACAAGCACGAGAAACGTGCGCTCGCTCTTCTCTATCGGGAAATACATGTCAAAGGAGTTTCCATTACGAATGATAAGCCGTTGAGTGAGCTTATAGGTATCCGTCTGCATCCATTCCTGAAGCCCGGTTTTGTTCAGATACCGGATGAGCGCATCCACGGAACGATAATATTCCTCCAGATGTAACGCGTCGTCACGGTCAAGCTGCCATTCCCAGGGAAGCTTTTCACTGTTATCCGTTGCCATCTTGAACTTACGGCCATCATCTTCATGACTGAGGTCGTTCTTCTGGTACATCCGGAGTGTTGCCATTATGGCAATCGGCCGCTGAACCTTCCTTACCAGTTCATTATCCTCTCCGTTCTGATAATATTTTTCAGCCAACTGCATAACCGGTTCACCAATCAATACGGTGAGTTCTTCAGTCGCAACTTCTATGTCTCCGGAAATCTTGGAAAAGGAGTTATTGGCATAATAGCTGCCTGTGAGTTCCCGCAGTTCCTTAGCACCATTTTTGTTCTTATTGAATATCATATAACTATTGTTTAAGATTCCTTATCATTTCATCCGCCCGCTGTTTATCGTCCAGCAGCTTCATCATAACCCGTAGCAGTAATGTATCGTCAGTCGCATCCGCATTGCCGAAGATTCCGCTTTCGGCAACTGAATAAAGTACACTGTTCATACCCAGACTTTGAGCGGTTCCCGGCTGTACATCCGAACTTTTCCTGCTCCGTTCAAATACCGGAGCGAAGCAGAGTTCCAACCCGTCGATGATAAAAACTCCGGAAAACAAATATTCACAAAAATAAGCGAACCAGGCGTAAACGCCCCATTGCACCCATTCAGGCATATCACGCACCAGCCCCATATAACGGGACATATACTGCATACGGAACGGTTCGCGTAGGATACACCCCTTATCCTTGACCGGTTTCCGGTAGAGAATGGCGCACAATGCACGAAGGTCGGTAGCATCCCGGCCTGCATTGTACTTGTTCATCACGGCCACCGCCTGACGAAATTCCCCAAAAGTCAGGTCAGATCCATGGCTGGCCGGACCACGAAGATACCGCCACACCGGAAGAAGATTCTCCGTACTGTCATAAGTCAGTTCAACGGCGTCTTCTCCAACCTTCCACATCCAGCCCAACGTAGCCGCCAATTTATCAACCAACAGCATATCCTCCACTTTCGATTTAAAACGATACCCTCTATTCTTCAGAACATAGGCACACCACTCACGTTTCACATCAAGTAAAGCCACTCCCGGCTGTTTCATCAGCCTGCTGCGTATCTTGAGCAAGTGAAGCCACTCCAACGGCTTCACTTCTTCCCAACAATCCGGAAAATCAATATCCTTCTGTTTCATAATTCCTATACCTGATTAGTCGGTCTGTCCGGGGCCGACACGTTATCTTCCTTATTTATCACTTTCCGATAGATACCGAGGAAAATTCCTTTCTTATGCGGGAAGTTTATCCGTATGGCATCATTGATAGCCTCCAGTGCAATTTCTTCCGGTATCTGTGTATCCGCACCGTAGAATATCTTGAGGGCATACAACATCTGGCTTCCGCTGTCACTCTTGCCGTCAATAATGATATTAGCCAATGCAGGGGAAAGCCCAAAACCGCTGGTCGTAGAACTATCTGCAATCCGGGAAATCTTCGCCTGTGCCTCGATGTATTTGTCGATATTCATTTCAATCGGTTCTATCTTCCAACTCTGCGTATGTCCTAAATCATCCATGAAATCCACGCAGCTAAAGAACTTACCGGCATTCTTCTTGCCCGCCATGACATCCGCAATAATCTCAGTCAGTTCGTCCTTCAATCTTTCCATTTCCTTCTGAATCTTCGCTTCATCCCAATCCTCGTGCATGGTCATAATCAGTTCACGCTTCTGATTCCAGTACTCTTGAGGACTGTGTACCACATAGGCAGCGGCAATCATATTCTCATTCAAATGACGAATGATTTCCGGCAGATTATTCGCATTCTCAAGCCAGGGAACTGAACCATAAAAACAGGAAATAGCATACATGCTCCTACCGAAACTACGCATGCAGTGATATTTGACAGCCGTCTCATATTTGGTCGGGTTCCATTTGTCAAACTTCGGATATTTACGGAAAGTCCGGCTCCGGAAAGATTCAAAATCGCCTGTGAGAAACTCTTTCACGTTTTCCAGCCGCCGGCTGTCATCATCCGGCCAAACCAAACGGGCCTCCCCGCTGTGCAGGGATTCCAGCCGCTGCACCCATGGCCGGCCGATACGCACTCCCTTGCCCATATAGTACTTGGTAAAATGCCCGTTCATGTGCGTATATTCCACCAGATTATTACGAATATATTCCTTATAATCCCAGCTATCCAACCACTGTTGAATTTCATCATCCTCCAGCCATTCCTGGATACGTTCATTATTCTCAATCCTCACCCGGTAGAGCATCGGCCCCTGACCGTACAGCAGTCCTGTCTTACGGTCCAGAATGCCAGGTCCCAGGTTATTTTTCTCCAGCAAATCACGGATCGCATTCGGCATGTTATTATCCGGGCCCCAGGGAACTACCCGAACCCCGGCTACCGTCACAGGCTCACCGTCCCAATCCTGCGTCCCTGCATCAAAGAACTGGCTCATGCTCTGACTCCAGTTCATATTAATGGCATATTGCCCGGCAGCAGTATCCACAAAGCTGAAATTACCTATCTTCTTTTTTATATCACTCATAACTATGTATTAATATATATTCTCGTTGTATTCACAAGCAGGGTCCCGCAGTACTTCTTCACAATCTCCACCAGTTCCGGAATATGCTGTTCAATAACAGGATTAAACCAGGGCTTCGGTTCTCTCTTCCACTCATTATCCGTCGTTTTGGTGAGAATGCGCGTACCATTCTCCATATTGTATCCCCTACCGACACCTAAATGTACATACACGCCTTCAGCTTTAAAACCAAACCCGATACTGGTTATCTCCTGCCCGTCCATAGGTGTCTTACCATAGTGACGATAATTCTGCTTCAATGACTTGGAAAGCTTCTTATCCGTATCAATCCAGCGTGCTACGGATAACCGCAGCGCATCGTCGACCTTTTTCCCCCATGCTTTCACATTCGCATTAAATTCAGCAACCGCCTCTTTATTCTGCTGACGCTCGAACTGCTGCGTATAACCGGCATCTCCCTCGATAACGACATCAAGCGGATAACGGTTACCGAAGAAGTTGCTTTTGCTCCGCCAGCTTCCACGGTTCTGCCCCTGCATCATTCTTTCTGCGTGTGCCCCCATTGCTATACAATTAATCCGATACAAAGGTATCCTGAAGCATTCTTAAGAAAAAGGACATAAAAAAAGCCGGCTATCTTCACAGACCGCCGACTTTCCAAAAAAAAAATGTAAAAAAAATGTTTCTTCAAATTCTAATAAATATCTGTCACGGAAAACTTGGCCAAACCGCCGTTTGCACCAGTCAGAATATTACCGTTATCATCCGTACAGGAAGCTATGTGGCGCATAATATAATCAGCTTCGCTCATACCTCCGGCCAGTACCGACAAGGCATCCTTCCGCGAATAATCTATCGTAGCCTTAACCGTATAATGAATATATTTATTCTGACATGGTATCTCCACATCAATGCAGTTTTCTGAAGGCTCTATTCCAAACTCCGACCGCAATTCCTCTATCTGTTGGAACAATGCACTCAATCCATCCGATACCGGAGCCTGGAGCTGATACTCTATTGTGTATATATTCTTGCTATTCTGTACTGCCTCGTTCATCTTACGCCTCCTTCCTTATTGATTGTACAAATAAAGCCATATCTTTTGACAGGGAACGTAATACATTAATATGATGTAACGCTTCTTTTTCAGTAATAATCGAGTATTGTTCTTGTGCTTCAAGAATCATATCAATCAAAGACTCTGCTTCTTCCGCATATATCATCGCCATTTCATCTTCACCCTGAAGTCTATTTATCAACTGCAAAGTTTTATCGGAAATACTCACGCTATTGGTTTTCATTTTTCACCCCTTTCCGGCATTTCTTTGCCTTATAAACGCACAAAGCAGTAACTACAAACAAAGGTGGAAATATAAACCCTGTACAAGCTGAAAGGATGGCGCCGAAATACCAGCGGTCAGAAGAACCATGTAGTTCGCAGTCTGGAGCCAGGCTACGATAATAGCGGCTTTGCAGGTTATTGACTTGCTCATTCAGAGCTTTCAAGTTCTCGGATACATGAACCCCTGCGGGTTCTGGTGCGATGAGTGCACCGGACGTTTGATTTTTCATATCATTGTTCTGTTTCGCGTAAAGGCAGAAAAACGGCTGCCATATCCCGTGTCGCGAAACAGAACAATGATGATTGCCGAGGCAAAAACAATGTGTGGGAAAGGCAGCCGCCAATATCTTAAAATCGGGCATAAAAAAAGCCCGCAAACTTGTGAGCATTATACGATGCACATCGACAACCAATCAGGGCTGCTCTGTTTCGCACTGCAAATATAGGAGTTGTTTTTGAAATAATAAAATAAAAGCGGAGTTTTTTGCTCCGCTTTTATTTGCCAATCATTTACTAATTGCCATACCTGATATTGTCACTCTATGAATAAATTGTTTTATCTCTTTTTGAAATTCAACAGTCTGTGTTATCTTCAAATTAATGATACCATTTGCCCCCAATTCATGTAATTCGGCAGCCAATTTATTGAACATATTATCCAAATCTGGAGCTTGATAAACTTGTTTACCATTATATGGATTTGGAGAATTATAATAATAATCCTCTTTTATATTTGCTGCCCGCTTCTTATTATCTTTACGTACCCAGCCACCTAACTCATCAATAGAGATACTTCCAATAGGTTCATAAGCAAAATTCACCGAGTTCGATTCTGTTACAAAAATACCTTGATTGGTCAATACTGCATAATCTATTACTACCATATTAGATTTTGGAGTAGGCAAAGACTGACAAGCAGCCAGAATCAACAACATCACACTAAATAACAAATAAACTTTCTTCATACATTTAGATATTTAATTAATAATTTTCTATTCAAGCATTTATATGCTATTTTTGCAAAAAACATCCGCTATGAACGAAATAGAACTTCGCAAATATTGCTTGGATAAATCCATAGAAATACTCAGTTGGTATAAAAACTTCTTTCCCAAGAAGGAATTGCACCCCCTTATTATCTCGGAGATTCTTTATCGCTACCTCACAACTGGGCAAGCAGAGTATTTTGAACTACCCCACACACGTGGGCAATGACACCGCTATTTTGAATTGAATAGTGCTAACAGTCGCATTGTCTGTCGTATTACTCAGCCCAGCTTTCAACACATTAATATGAATACCACCGCCTGCATCAGTCTTTTCTGATGCAGACACTTGAAGATTAAACTCTATATCTTGTATTATCATCCCATCAACTGTATATCGGGTATTCTCCAAATGGTTATCCACTTTAGGATTAACCAGCAATCCCGTATCACCTATTTCTTCATTTAGCTCAGTAATTGCCTCAGAGATATCCTTAATAGTCCCTTTTATAAAATCTTTCAGTTCCATAGTATTAAAACATCATCTCCTCATATCGTGCGCCAACCGGAACCACCCGGAACCCGATTGCCTACGGGTTACACGATATGAGGAGATGATATATTCGGTTTATATTTGGCAGTACAAATATCTACAAAAAATTTAACAAATCCAACATTTACACAAAAAAGGCTTCCAACCCGTGGAAGCCTTAAAGAACGTTGCATAATACGTCTGTCAAACAATAACTACACAACTTCCATAAATTCCTTTCCTATACGATGAAGCCCGTCAACAATACGCTTTCTTTGTTCGATACGTGGCACACGCAACCCGCTGGCGTAATGAGAAAGTTGTTGTTGATTAATACCTGATACACGAGCTATGGCTGCCAAGGATGTAAATTGCTCACATTTACGAAGCAATGCAGCAACTCCCAACTCTACATCAAACTCATAATCCCCATTAACCAGCCATTCCGGTACAGTTTCACCATCCTGCAACAGTCCCTCTACATGCTCACAAACAGCATCAGAAAGTTCCTGCATAAGTCCATCATAGCTTTTAGAAGTAGCGATAACTACACCGCACAAAACATCATCTTCAGTAACCGCACCGAAATTTTTATCGCACCAATCAACTTTCACTTTAATCTTTTCCATATCTTCTCCTTATTTTTTAGCAGGGTGTCATTTCCACCCTGCCTGTTTCCAAATGCTGTTCAATAAAAATTGGCTTAAAACCTCACTTTCGTGACCTCTTACCGTCACCCTTCCTTTTTTAGTGGGATGCTTGAATTGTCGGTGGTCGCCTCCGGAACCCTTCAGTTTAACCCAACCGTCAGCTTCAAGCAATTTAATCACTTCCCTTACTTTGTACTTTTTCATATTGGATTGTTATTGCTATTGTTTGACACTGCAAAGATATAAATATTTATATCATTAGCAAAGAAAAAAGCCAAAAATGATATATTTTTTTATACCATTTAATATTTGGCTTTGCCCCTCCGTGGTTGAAGGAACGGAAAAATAAAAAAAATACCTCTTTACGCCCGTTTCCGTTTGTGAGTGTGCGAGCAAACGGAAACGGGCGCCGCCCCGCACCCGTTCCCCCCCTATAAGCGTCCCTCATCGGCAAAGCTGTAATAAGTATCTCCTGCTATGATTATATGGTCTATCATACGAATGTCAAACAGAGTACCCGCCTTTTTCAAACGTTCCGTTACGTTTTCATCTTCCCTGCTGGGGTGTTTGCTTCCACTCGGATGGTTATGTACGACAGCGAACTGCGTTGCAGATGCTTCCACCAAAATGCGCATTATCAACCGCACGTCTACTGCTGTCCGACTTATGCCACCAACCGAAACCCGTACTTTCTTTATCACCTTTGCAGCAGTATTCAAGGCTATCACCCAAAGTTCCTCATTCGGCAAATCCCACAAAAACGGGTGTATAAGCGCATCTATATCCTGACTGCAACGGATGGCGTCCTGCCCGTTATGCCTGCTTTGCAACCGTTTGTACAGTTCAATGGCAGCCGTAGCCACTTTTTTACGACCGGGCGTCAACGAGGAGAACAACCCGTTCAAATCATATTCCCCGCCTTGCCGTTCCGCTTCGGTAACAAGTTTCTTACTGTTCGTTATCTCGTATATCAGTTCGCTGTCGCTCATGTAGCGGCAAGCACTATCAAACAAAGTTTCCATATATCCGTATTTTATTAAAGGCAGCCCGCCCGAAAGCGGGCTATCCTGTACTTATTATTCACTGATTAAAAGCTGTTCCAACTCTTCGATTTTCTGCTGAATTTTCTTTTGCATAAACTTAATGAACTCCGCCAATAGAAAACGGTTGGAGATTGTAAAAATATCGCTGTTGCTGCCATAGCCCGAAGCTTCCGCAAACCGCAATTTATAAACCGCCGTTTCAAACGTATCTTCCTGCTTCAATTTATCCGCTGCTTCATCGAGTTTATCCATAGCGTTGATAAATGCGGTACGGTTGCGGGAAATCTCTTTTTTCCGTTCAAGGTCGGCCAGACATTTCTCCAGCTCTTTTGTCTTACGGTTTATCTCCTCTTGCAGCTTGGCCGCTTCATCCTTTTTAGAATTTTTCCCTTTACCCTTGGTGGGTGTATCGGCCGGCTTCTCCTCTTTCACGGGTTGTTTTGCGGTTTCTTTCCCTGCCTTACCGGCTTCTTTCATTGTCTCTACTGCTTTTGTCAATTCTTCACCGATTGTTTTTACTTCTTTTTCCATGTTTGTAAATTTTAAAAAGTTAATAATTAATGATTTATATAATAGTGATTAATCTATTTCTCCAACTTATGAACCTGACTTTCCGCAAAGAGGTAGCACAACGGAAAAAAGTCCTCTTTCGCATCCTCTTCCCGACCTTGTTTTTTCAGTTCCTCGATGCGTTCCCGCTCTGCTTTCGATGCAACGGGCATTCCCCATATAAGCAGTGCCTTTTCACCTTTACGAACGGTAAACCCTTTCTTTTTCCACTCCTTGAAAGTCTTTAGGTTGGTGTATCCTTTGCAAGCGTAGTAAAACCGCAATAGACCGTTTACCGTATCATCCTCGTTGCCCATGTATTCGCCCATCTCCCTGCGGGCAACCAAAGACTGCGACAATGTTTTTAACTGCTGCCTTTTCAGAAGCCGTGTTTCACGTTCTTTCTTCTCGTCTCTTTCCTTTTTCATAATTCCATTTATTAAGATGTTATGTATTAAAATATTACGCCTCTATGATTACAAAATCCTCTACCGTCTGAAAATAGGGGTCGGCCGTTGAAAGCAGTTCCCACTTTTTCCCGTTCTCATCCCGAAAAAGAATGCTTAGTTCCCTGATACCGTCAAACTTCCTCAATATCTTGTATCCTTTAAAATACTTGTTCAAAACCTCGATAGCCTGTTTGTAAGTGAATGTTTTCATAATGCTGCAAATTTTATGTTGAACCTTGAGCTTCCGGGTGTGAGCCTTTTCATTTGGCTGTTTCCCTGATTGGAGCTTTTTTTTTCTGCGTCGCCTGTCGCTACGCGGTATGTTTCGCCTTTTTTACGCTGCATCAAAAGGTGTTGTAAGGAACAGGAGCAAGTTTTTCAGAAAACCGGAACGGCTTGAATACTACCCAAAGGGTGGAGATTTTTTATGAAACGCCAGCCTGAACTTGAGCCAGTGACGTCAACATTTACCTTTGCAGCACAAAAAAGCGAAACTGCGTAGTGATAGGAGACAGAAAATAAAGGGCGACAATCAGAAAAGGAAACAGCCTGCAATACATAGTTGAAAACTATACCGCTCTGCCCGGTACATCCTTTGAATAGACAATACCGGGCGTACCTGCATAGGTGCAAAAAACAGACAGAAAGCACTGCTTTCTACCGCTAAAACGCGAAAATTCCGTGTGGTTAAGTTTGGTTATGCCTGTACCCTATACAGTATCTATAACCAAGCGTACCACACGGAATTTTCGCGCGCCCCCACTCCTACGGGCGACTTCCCACCATATTCGGGCGTTTTTCAACCGAGAAACGCCCTTTAGAAAACTACATTCCATTGAAAGACAAAGAACAAACCCCATTCCTGTGATAAAATCGCAGGAATGAAACAGCTTGCTGCCCGAGCCGCGCCGTCGTCCGTTTGCAATCGCAGCCGCCCGCCCGCATTGGGAAATATGACAAAATATTTACAGTCCCGTAGTTTCGTGCCCGTAGTGCGCCCTATCCCACCCATACCGGCACACCATACAAAAAAGCCCTGCTATCCTCACGGACAACAAGGCCAGGCTAAACGAAATCAACAAAAAAAAGTGTTATACAGAGGCAGCACCCGATACACTCCTGCCTATCCTCCACACACGAATATATTCCTTTCTCAATATGAAATATTTCAGTGCATCCGTCAAGTTGGTAGACTCCTTAGGCAGTCTGTGCGTAGGCAATTTATCCCCAGTCTTCTGCTTGACTATCAGACTGGCACTATTAGGACCGCTCGCTATTTTGGTTTCCGTCACTTCCATTTCCGACTTAAGGTTCGGACAATTATATTGGTCTATCAACAACAAAAACAGATTGCGCTCCAGGTTTCCGCTCAGCAAGTCCATAAAGAAACGATATTCCAGGTTACTGCCGATATTCCCCTGTCCCAAAGACATTAGCTGCACTTGCCATCCGGTACGATTACCGTCAGCATCCGTTTCTATGTTCTTCTTTATCTGCGTAGCCATATCCGCACCTACCCCTTTGTAGTTGTTCATGGCACGGTCATAATACAGCTTCAGTATTTTACGTCTGTGCGGTTTGAAGTAGTACAGAAACCTATCCGCCAACACACGCACACTGTTCGGTGGAAGCGTGTACAGTTCTTTCATCACGCGCATGATATGCCCGCTCCTCTGCCCAAAAACCATGGAAAGCATATTGCCCGCATCCATGCCTGCTTCCAGCGGCTTGTTCACATCCAGGTAACGAAGAACTGTGCAGTCCTGTTCCCACCCGAACGGATGCCGTTCTATCACTTCATTCAGATAGCCGTCCGAATAAAAATGCTTCATCGCCAGATTACAATAAAACATCTGGCCAGCCTCCAATTTCGGAATGATGGAAAGCACATTGCATTCCAAACCCTCAAGCCCTTCCGCAAACTCATCCGTGAACCAGTCCTCACCCAATACATCCGCATTCACATAGGAAGAAGATATGAAAAAAAACGATACACCACGACGCGTCTTTATCCAGCGGGCTTCCCAGCGTTTCATGTTCTTTCCGGCAAGTTCCAGGGAACGCCCGGCGGCCATCAGCTTTGCCTCCAAAGACCTGTCGGTCCGGAAACTATTCTTCAGCTCATTATAATGCTGCAGGCAGGCCAGGTATTCTCTTTTCGTCTCATTGTAGACAAAACCGGTACGCAGCATCAGCAGTATCTTTTTCTTATCATTCTGCTTCGCCAGCTTCAAAATCCAGTCATATTCGCCCAAATGGTTCGGGTTCGGCATATCGGTCGTAAGGGTACGACTGCGATACCAGACACTGTCCCCATACTTCACCCGAAAGCCACGCACCGCCTTCAGCAAGTTCGTGAACTTTTCTTCCGGGAAATACTTCACCTCGTCCCCGAATACGCCTACATAAGAGCGTCCCGCACCGATTGCCGGGCGGTCCAATGAGATAAAAGTGAAGTTAAAGCCGGTGTAGAACACCATTGTATTTCTCCAATCGGAGCACACGTTGTACATCCGTCCCCTCCACTCCTGAGGCGGTTCTTTGTTTATCACATAATGTCTGTCAATTTCCCACCCCAGCATAGACAACCCGTCAATAAGAGAGGGGATGATATTCTTGTGCAAATCCGAATAGGTATCCGACACCCATGCAAACGGCGCACCCGGACAATCGTGCGCAACTTCCTGCACCCGTTCCGCAAGCACCTGCACTGTTTTGGCAGAAGCACGCCCGGCAACCCAATAGAGCGACCATGGCATCATAACCGATATGAGCTGAGCCATCCAATTGGAATAGCGCAGCTCCACATCATCCAATATCTTTAGTTTTTTCTTCCTGGTCATCGAGCATTTCTTCAAAATCAATATCAACCACATTGGCATCACGTTTCAGCCGTACCTTCTCCCTGGATGGTATATCCGGCATCGAGTCAATCTGAGCAGCCAACAGATTCCGGTTGGCAGAAGGAAGCCCCACCTTTTCCGGGTCAAGGTCATACACCTTGAAAGGCTTCTCATCCAGTTCTTTCGGCTTCACCGGGTCCGGTCTGTCAAGCTGCTTAATCCTGGCAGCCTGTACGGTCAGATTGCCGTACACTTCCATGTCTTTGGAGTTAACTGCGTTCTGAAGAACCACATGGGCAGCTTTCATCAGATTGTCAAACACCATGTTCCGGTGCGCATTGTTCTCTATGGTATCATTCAGGTAGAACAGATTAATGGCTTCACTGTACATCTGCCTGGCACGCATCCGTTCCACATTAAACGGCTCGTGCATCAGGAAAGCGATTGCATTGTCCTTACCATATTTACGATTTATCCCCACCAGGGCATACAGCGCATTATAGTAATCCAATTCATCACCGGTCAGTTCTATCGTACATCCTGAAGCAATGTAGTCCTGCAAGGTCTCAAAATAAGATTTTTCAAACATCAGCCTATATCGTCATAAAATATCTTACTAATCGAATTACGATACCCGGTCGCCTGACGGAACTTATCAAACCGCTGCGCCTGAGTCACGTTATCCCCCGTCTCCGCACTGGCAGCCATAGCCAAACCCTCTTTGGCCCGTTGCAGCAACTGCCCACGTTCATAATGGTATTTCAACGGAGACCCTACAAGGTTGAAATACCAGATAAAATCCGTTTCCGGAACATTGTAATACATTGCAATCTGTTTCGGCTCATAACCGATACCGGCCAGCCGTCCCAGTTCATCCATGTCTATCCGGTCAAACCATGGCGGATCTTCACGCCATTTTACCACTTCGTCCGCTACGAAACTCATACACTTCCTTGTTTTTTAAGAATACATACTGCTCTTCCATTGCATTTTCCCCATAATTTCCCGACCCCTCAACAACAAAATAACCTGCCGTTGTGTCAAGACAGGTTATCTTCTTATGACTCCAGGAGAAAGACAACTCAATCGTTCCTTCCCGGTAGAGCTGCATCAGCCGTTCAAATACCTTCGGCATCCGGAACTTAATCGTTTCCGAAATATGGAGATGAATGACGCCGATAAATCCTTTTTCCTTCCAACGGAGCAGCGCATTGATGATACGCTCATTCGTCGAATAGGTCGCTACATACAAATGATTCACCTGCCCTGCATGCTTTATCAGATACACAATAAAGGTAAATGCCGTAAAACTCTTCTTTGTCTCGATAAAAAACGCCTCGTTTTCCTTAGGCAAACGTCCGCATAATTCTTTCAAACTATTCAGCTTGAACGTCAACATTGTTTCAAAACGTCTGGTGAAAATACGGGAATCGGACATTTCTTTCCGGAGTTCCTCCAAATTAAAATAATAACTCATTCCAACAGACGATTTATATCTGCCAGCTCCTTCTCATAGCCGGCCAACCTTTCACGGCGAATCGCATCCAAATGCGGTTTATCCCCTTTCGCCAGTTCCGACTTAACCCGCCAAATATTATTCTCCACCTGTCTCAGCCTACGTACCAGTTCCTTGACCGGAAGTTTCAGAAGCTCACTCCTGCGGCGGAACTCGGCAAAAGCCGGATGTTTTCCCAATAGCGAGTGGTTTTCCTTGTAATAGTTCAATTCTTCCCATATCATCCGATTACCGATATAGCTATCAATCAGTTCACGACTGACAGTAGCGCATTCTTCCAAAGAGGTGCAATCGCGCAATTTCCGGTGTAACCGCACATAAGCATGATACTTGCTGAACTTACGCGAAACAAGCGCTTCCAGCTCCATGGGGCAGCCCGGTTCATTCAGGAACGGAAATTCTTCACGGAAAGAGAGCGGCTCTCTCCGTGAAGCACTTCCCGTAAGCTCCCTTCAATTCTCAAAATCGGAAGAAACCGGGAAACATTTATCAAGGAATTTTTCCAACCAAGAAGAATACCCCGAAACGGTATTGTTCATAAACACCTTACGGGATAAGATATCAACCACCTTATTCTCATCCGGACTCTGCGATACTACAGGCAGCAACACCTGGTCGGTTTTCCAATCAAGATACACCGGCTGTGTCGGATATGGATGGGAATTATAATAAACAGAAGTAAACAGGTAACCTCCATTTTCCAGTTCCGGGAACCGTTCAAACATCGCTGTCAACTTCTCTTTATCAAACAATACCGGAGTATGGGTCTCATAATTCAGGCATGGCAAACCGTTCTTTTCCAACAACATTGCGGTCTGTTTCATATTCTCCGCATAAAGTCCCTTGAATCTCATCGGAACAAGCTTGCCCGATACTTTAGGAAGTGCGATGTGTGGCAATGCAACCGGATTCATAACATAGATATCATCATTACTCCAGATGAAATATCCGGTCACTTCAGGAGAAGCTACAGCAATTCTCAATTTAGCGAGTGTATCAACCTGCGCATTATCGGATACACGCTGATGCTCGATAAAGGTAATTTCTTCGCTGAACCAAGCCTCACGGTCACCGATGACCACCACATTGATTCCGAAACGTACATTCTCCTGCCAGGAGCGTAAAGCATACAGCAGCTCTCTGCCCTGAGCAAATTCCCTGCAATAAGGAATAACAACCGTTATATGGTCCTGAGCCGTAGCATTCACTTTCTCCATTTCAGACAAAGCCTCCTGTTCCGGCGCTGCCATACCATCATTCACATCTGCATGGGTGGTATCCACCTTTGTTAACTCATCTTTTTCAGTTTTCTTTTTCGTTGCCATAATTTATTTTTTTAATTCGATACAAAAATATCCCCTATCAATATCCTATAAAAGGACAGAGAGGCGCATGCCAAGCAAACGCCTCTCCTATAACCAACCTTTAAACAAAACTATATTCCGTCTCCGTCAGACGACAATTCCGAAGCAGGCGGCAATCCTAAAACAGCGTTGATTTCCTCGCTGTCCGTTGCCGGAATAAGGCTCTTGGCTATATGGCCGATAGTGCCACCGCGTAAAGAACTGGCCAAATTTATGGTATTCTTATCCCCTTCCTTGTTATCCTGAGAATCCGCCTTGGTCATCTTGAGCGGAGTACACGGTGTTCCGGCAATCTTCGCATCATCCCCCGAACACCCGAAAACAATCGCTCCCAGGTTCTCGTTGATGTTGTTGTTAACAAACTCATCATGTTCCAGCTCCGTACCCGGATGCTCATAATCCACGTGGTGAATGAATCCGCGCGCATCATCTTCCCCCTCACTGGTATGATAGATGTTTATTGTAGAATCCGTAGCATACACCACTATCGGTTTTTTGCCTTCCGCCATTTCAAAAGCGGTCACCTTCACGCCCTTTTCATCACGGGTGCAGGTCTTAACGTCCTCCCAACGGAAAAGCATGACATAGGACTTCTTCCCTTTCGGACGTCCGGCGTTCGATGTCTTTTTCGGTACTGATACCAT